GTGAAAACCCGCCCAACCCCCTCCCGGACGAAGAAGACGGCTGCTAAAACACCAGTACGCCCCCTCCATCAACGGGGAAGCACCAAGAAGGTGTCCGTCAAGAACGGACTCGAGCGAGTAGCCAAGCGAGACCGTCCCAAAATGGACTCTTTAGGTCCCTGGCACATAATGTAGATGGCAGACGGGCAATGGAGCCCGTGTAGTCGGCCCCAGCAGTTGTTCCTTGCCGCACCTGAGTTCGAGGTTTTTTACGGCGGTGCCAAGGGCGGCGGTAAAAGCGAAGTAGCGGTAGTTCTCCCCCTCCAGCAGATCACGCATCCGGAGTTCCGGTGCCTGTTGCTACGCGAACGGTGGGATGAGCTCAAGTACCTACAGCAACGCTGTAAGAACCTCTACCCCGCTTTGGGGGCCACCTACCACGGCGGCAACAACCAGTGGACGTTCCCCTCGGGCGCGTTCGTCGAAATCGGGTACTATGCCGGCGAGCAGGACATCAACCGGTATCAGGGTAGGGGCTGGTCGGCAATCATCTACGACGAGCTCGGGAACCTCTCGGAAGAGCGGGCCTGGGAGCTCCTGATCGCCGAAATCAGAACGCCGCACAAGGATCTGGTCCTGATGGCTAGGGGGACCGGTAACCCGGGCGGTAAGGGCCACGGCTGGCTCAAGCGTCGGTTCATCGTCCCCACGAACAACGGGGAGACCGTCTACGAGACGCCCTCGGGCACCCTAAGACGGTTCATACCGGCCCGGCTCTCGGACAATATCTACCTCATGCGGGACAGGCGATATGTCTCGCAGTTGGAGACGTTGCCCGAGGTGAGAAGGGAGATGCTTCTCCACGGCAACTGGGACGCGGCCGATGGGCTGGCTCTCACGGAGCTCTCGAGAGACAAGCACTTCTGCCCTCCGTTTCCGCACGATGAGACCGGAAAGTACGCGATTCCCGATCATTGGCTCAAATTCGGCGGTTTCGACTGGGGTTTCATCCATCCGTGGTGTTTTACGTGGTTAGCGGTGTCTCCGACCGGTGTTACGTATGTCGTGAACACAATCCACGGGCACAAGCAAAACCCCAAGGAAATCGCTGACAGAATACGCGAAAGCGTACCAATTCACACACTTAGCTACATACACGCGGGCCGCGACACGTTCGACGAGCTAAGGGCCCGTGGAGAGAGCACGCCGAGCATAGCCGAGCACTTCATGACGGCCGGTATACGCTGCGACCGGGCGAATATCTCACGGAAGTTCGGGCTTAACAACATGCGGGAGTACTTGAAGTGGCGGGGTCTTGAGAACAAGGACCCAATGACGCCCGAGTTCCCGCGATTACGGATTTGCAAGACTCCAGGCAACGCCAAGCTCTTCGATTGCCTTGAGACCATGGTCATAGATCCAGATGACGTTGAGGACGCCCTCAAATTAGACGCCGTTGATTCGGAAGGTGGCGACGATCCTTACGACGCACTTCGCTATGCCCTGGCCTCTCGGCCTATAACACCAGCAGACAAGAAGCACAGGATGCCCGAGAACCGCGACCGAGACGAGGTGGAGTTGGATGACCTCCTCGCCGACGCGATGGAAAGCGGTTCGAGACCCAAGACAGCCCCTTACGTCGGCCGGCTACGCGGCTGGCAAGACCAGATTCCGGAATAACGAATGGCCCTTCCCTACGATCCGAATAATAGAGAACAGCAGTTCAACCAGGCCGCTCTAGGGGGCCAGGACTTCTTGAGAATCTGCTCCGCTGCCTCTCCCGGCCACCCGTACCTGCAAGCGGCCTATGTCTCACCGGTACCAGCGGGTCAGGAGAACCTGATCGGCCAGCCACTGCTCGGGGCATCGCTCACGGCGAACGGCACCTACCTCTGCTCGTTCCCGCTTAACGGGATGTCGAGCGTCGAGACGCATATCAAGGCGACATTCGGTGGTGGTACGACCGTAACGACAAGCGGCTACACGACTTACGCCGACTCTCAGACCTCTAAGCAGGCGTTTACCGGTATGGGTGCCCTGACGACAGTCACCCAGCAGGACGCTACCCCAGCACTCGCTTCACCGAAGGGCGAAGGTGTTGGGGTTGTTTCGATTGTGGTGGGTTCGATCAGCGGCTCTGTCACGTTCTCGGTCGCAGAATACAATGGCCAAAGGGGTTAAGTAGTTGTCGGCCCACAATTTAAGCTTGAGGCAGGCACTACCTGCGGTTTTCTGGGTACCGGGCGGTAACTACAGCACCCTCTCCGATGTCAACACCCTCATTTCCAACTTGGGTGGGAACGGTGGAGTAGCGGCCTTCTACGACCGAAGGGTAAACGTCACTGGTAACCCAAACGTTACCGCGTGGGCTGATTGCCGGACGGTTGGTGCTGGTCCGACGCTTGTTCCTGGGTCCGCCGGCTCGACCAGTCCCACGGTATCGGGCGCTGGCAGCGTCATCACTTGGGCGACAACGAGCCATCCGCTCTGGTTCTCCACATTCTCGACAGTCACGGGCGTTAATGCGGCCGGTCCCTGCACGATTATCGGCGTTCTTTCGGATTCGGGTGTCGCTCTGTCGTCTACACTCATGTCCTTGGACGGCCCAAGCCCAAGCTGTGATCTCTTTAACACGGCTGGTGGGGTCTACGGCGTCCGGTTCGCCAATAGCGGCGTAATCACCTCGAGCGGTGTCGCCAGTGCCGCGACCGTCCGGTGTGTGGCGGTCTCGGTCAACGGTGCGGGTACCGGTGCCTTTGTCCAGGCATACAACCAGTCCCAGGTAGCAACCGGCGCGGGCGTGAGCACTGCGGGCCTAACCAGTTTCGCGATCGCCGCTCAGACCGGCACAAGCTCACCCTCCTCGGCGATCGTTGTCTCGGCTGCGATAGTACTCAACTTCCTCGCGACAACCGCCCAAGTCCAGACGATCGGCGCGTGGGCTGTAACCAATCACTCGGCGGTAGCTGCGTAATGGTACTTTAATGGCTGACCTTAGTTCACCTGCATGGCCAGCAACGGTCAACGAGACCTATAACTGGCAGATCCAGATCAACCCTACAAACCCGCCTAACCTCACCGGTTACACGGGCGATATGCAGGTCCGGTCAACCGCTGGGTCAACGATCATACTCGAGGCCACGACCTCGAACACGAATCCGGCTAGCCAGGGTGTGATGACCCTGGGGGGCACCCTTGGTACCGTAAATGTTACCATCCCCGCGGTCCTCATCACGACTCCCGGCAACTACCTCTATGAGCTCAAGTTGGTTGATCCGAGCGGGGTCATAAGCAAGCCGTTGGGTGGGCAGTTCGTGATCCAGTCCTCGGTAACGCCGTAGGATGAGACTCTAGGGTGGCCCTTCTTATAGGGTCGTCTGTCCAGCAGGGCACGCTACCGTCCGCCTACACGATAGGCGGCCAGACCACCCTCACGGTAGCGCTGGGCAAGAAGCCGACAACGACGCTCATCTGTAACGTCGTCGCACTGACGCTTCCGCTCCCCTCCCAGCCGACAACGCTCACGCTTAGTCCGGCGAGCGTCAATATAACGACGCAGAACGGGACCCAGCAGTTCGTGGCGACCGTGCTGGACCAGTACAACGTCCCATACTCGGGTGCGACGATCAACTGGTCCTCGAGCAACCCGAACGCGGTCTCGATTAGCGGGACAGGATTAGCGACCGCGCTCCAGTTGGGCGCGAACGTCACGATCACGGCCAGTGTGCCGAGTTCGTCCGCCTCTGGCACTGCGACCGTAACAACGCCTGCCAGCGGCCCGGCCACCATCACGATAAGTGCTGGGTATCCGAACCTTGGGGCAGCTGCAGCCGCTGCCGGATGGACAATCGGGCTCGCTAATTCCGAGTTGCTTGGTTACGAGCAGCACCCCGGATACCAGCAGCTATACCAACAGTTGATGAACGGCGGGAGCATTCTTGGCGATACGACCTATCGCGAGGGGTGGATCAGTGCCGTCACGAGCGCGACGACCGTCACCACGAACTTCAAGGGTGCGCTCGACTACGACCTCGCTCACGCGCAGGCGATCGGCGCCCAGTTCAAGGCGTACATCCTGGACGGGTCAGCCGCCAACCAGTGGACCGGCCTTACCACCTACTGCACGTCCTCGGGCACCGCCACCAGCCTCCTATCGGCGATCAGTACCGCGATCACGAGCCACTACAACACGCCAGGTACCCCAGCGGCTTATAATGCGGGCACGACCTATACCTACGGCAACACCGTAACGTTCAACGGGTTTAAGTGGACGTATATCGCGCAGTCGAACTTCTCGGGGATAACCCCGGCACTTGGCGCGACGACGGCAAGCGGTGAGTACGCATGGATCAGAACCTCGGCCGGTGCGATCCATAGCTATGTCATCCTCTCGCAGGGGATAGCGTTCGGCTCGGCGGTCGCCAACCCGTTCACGAACCAGTTGGGCTCGCCCAATACATGGCTCCCCACATTCGCCCAGCAGATATACGCGGGCGATCCGGGCGCCAAGATCGAAGTGAGTGGTGGGACCTTCGGCTACGACGGTACCGGTTACGGTACTCCGGCCCAGGCAACCGCGGTACTCTCGCTAATGAGTGCGATAGCGACTGCGGGCTCGGTTGGCGGCGCATCCAACCTGACGGTCGGTATCGAGGGGCACGTCAAGTGCTCGCTCTTGCAGAACACTACCGGTACGGTCGCCCAGTTCAATCTGGCGCAGATGACGGCGCTCTTTAACTCGATCACGAGCGCGGGCTACAAATACGCGATCACCGAGTTCGATGTGCAGGACGACATGTACATCGGGACGGGTCCGGCCGGTATAGCGCTCCGCGATACAGCAGTGGCCCAGGCCTACACGAACTACCTCTTGGCCTGCGACGCGGCCTCGGCCAAGCCCGACCACTTCATGATCTGGGGCCTGAGGGACCCCGAGAGTGGGATCGTCGTCAACAGCGTGAACCCACGTAGTGACGGGCTCGCACAGCGACCCCTGCTCTTCGCGGACTACTTTGGCTCGACTGCTGCGAACGGAACGCCGATCCCGACGCTAAAGCCGAGTTACTACGCGGTCATCAACTATCTGGCTGGTAAGCCCGCCCCTCCGTCGTCGATCACGCTCAACGACGCCTACCAGCACCAGTTCGTGGCGTATGTCAAGGATGCGTGGGGGAACCAGAACGCGGCCCCGATAACCACCACGAGCAACAACGCCAATATCGTGGTTGTGCCGAGCATCTATATGTCGGCACTTGCGGGTGGAGTCTCGAACACCACCGTCACGGTCTCAACGACGAGCGCGCCGATCATTAGCGCGTCGATCACGGTGAGCTCGAGCCCTGCGGTCCTCACGTATCTGACACTCAGTCCAGCGGTCGCGACACTTACGACCGGCACCATCCAGCTAACAACCTCCGGGCTTGACCAGTACGGGCTTCCGAACGCGACCAGCCCGGGCGCGCTTAGTTGGATCTCGGCCAATACTGGTGTTGTAACCGTGAGTGGGACGGGGCTCGTGAGCTATGCGGGCAACGGCACCACGTATGTTGAGGCGTACAACCAGGCTGCTACGGGTGTCTCGACGATCACGGCTCAGGCAACGCTGGTGCCGACGATCAGCGGGATCAGCCCCTCGAGCACAAGCCTCACGGCGCAGGGCTCGACGGTAACGCTCGTGGCGACGGTGGTTGACCAGTTCGGCCACCCATTCGCACTCACGACACCGCTTGTGTGGACGAGTTCTGACTCCGGCCATATCTCAGTGGTTAGCACTGGGACCTACACGGCTGCAGCGAGCGCGCTGGGTACTGGCGGTAACGCCATCATTACGGCCACGATTGCCGGGTCAAGCCCTCTCCAGACAGCAACTGCCACCGTATCGACTCCGCTCGCGGCGGTCACGTCGATCACCCTCGCCCTCGCGTCCGGCACGTCAATCAATGACGCCCTGAACCACGTCATAACACCGACGGTGCTAGATCAGTTCGGGGGTGTGGTAAGTCCGGGAATACTTACGTGGGCGTCAGACAACGCGCAGGTCACGGTCGATCAGACGGGCACGATCCAGGCACTTTCGGGCTCGCAGACGGCGCACATAACGGCGACCGCGCAGGGCGTCACTGGCAGTCTCACCGTAACAACGACCACCCCCGCGCTCACGGCAGTAACACTCTCACCTGCCAGTACCGTATTGGCGCCTGGTGGCACCGTTACCGAGGTACCAACCCCGGTCGATCAGTTCGGGAACGCCTTCAACTTCGCGGGCTTTACCGCTGGCGGCGCGATCAGCCTCACGGCCGGCAATACCGCCTACTGCGCCAATGTCGCGAGCATCCAGGCACTCACCACATGTATTGACACCGTGTGGCGGGTAAGGGTCGATAACTGGGCCGCGCTCGGCGGATTCAATGTTCTCCCGGTCGGTACGATCGACGACGGTACGGGCGGTGGTGCCAACCGCAAGATTTCGGTCACGCTCGAGAACAACGGTGCCGGTCTCTTCCGGGCCGGGATGTCGAACGCGAACGTAAGTCTCAAGACCGGCAACATTCCCGCAGCCTCAATGCCGGTCAACGGGCAGGACATCATCGTCCGTGCCTGGTACCGTTCTGCTGGCGGCGGTGGTGACAACCACGGCGTCAGCGTCTATAAGGGCGACGGTTCGAACGCCCTGATTGACCCGAACGCGACCGTGCTTGATACGGCGGGCCGTGGCGCGCTGCCGGGCACAGGCGCGAATGGTCAGGTTGGGCTAAACGTTGCCGCAGGTACAACGGTAACCCGGTCGGAAATCTGTCAGGGTGTTGGGGTGTTCAACACACTTAGGGCCGCCGGCTCTGAGAGCGCCAAACCCTCGGTGTCGGACGCAACCTGTCTCTACTACTGCGCGTTTAGCGATGCGACGAGTGGTACTACCCCGACAAGCGCGACCGCGCAGGTCGGATCGAACGCAATGGCTCTCCCGGTTGGCCAATACGCATGGACCACCGACACGTCGCCCGGCGCGTGGAACGGCGCGCCGAACGCCTACACCTGGACATCAAGCCTTTCCGGTATCGGCATAACGGTAGACGGGTCGGGGCATGTCGCAGCGAGTTCTACGGCGTCCGGCACCTCGACCATCACGGCGGCACTACAGGGTACGGCGGTCGCCGGTACGGCTCTCGTAACATGCCAGGCCGCGTCAATACCGTCGTCGTTGACTCTTAATCCGACAACGGTCACGATCAACGGGATTGGTTCGACCACGACGATCACGGCGACGGTCAAGGACCAGTACCTGAACGTGATGACATCGGGGTTCACGCTCAACCCCTTTTCCCAAACCCCGTCGATTTGTACTGTCACGGGTTCGCCACCACTGGTAGTGACGGCGGTCGCGGGTGGCGTTGGGACCGTTTTTGTGGGTGTCATTGGTACGGCGCTCAGTCAAATCTGCACAGTTACGGTGAACATCAGCACGCTGTTCAACCAGCCCGGTGGCATGACAACCCAGATCGCCACCGGCAAGATGACGGCCATCCCGTCGAACTTCTCAATCTTTTCCCCCTCTAGCCCGACCGCGCAGGGCGAGACAAGCGCCAACCTCACAGTTACTCCGGCCCCGGACACGGGTCTTAGGATCAACTACCCCACCAACCTTAGTGGCGGGTGGTCGCCAGTCAGGTTCGCCCCTCCGAACTTCGCGTCAGGGGGCACGCCCCAGGGTACCGGGTATCTCTATGCTCGGATGCGGATTCGGTACTCGGCCAACTGGACCTGCTCTACAAACGCTTCAGTCAAGATATACGAGCCCCGTTCCGAAAATCAGGGAAGCGGCGCGGGGGCAACCAGCAACCCGGTGGTCTTCGGCTATGTGGGCGCTGGCACGCCAACGCGATTCCCGGTCGGCTGGGCCAAGCAGGGGCCGAACGGATTGTTTGCCAACTACGCACCAGCCTCGCCGAACGCTGGATTTATTATCAGCGATGGCAATTGGCACTATGTCGAAGTGTCAACCACGCCCGAGACTTCGATCGGGGCCGGTGACGGAGTCATCGACATTTGGGTTGATCAGGTCAACCATTTCCAGCAGACGGGTGTGCAGTTCCTCACTGCCGGCATGACTGTTGGCTGGCCCTCGATCATCTTCGATCCCACATACGGCGGTGGCACGGCAAGTCCACCTGTCAATATGTACTGGGATTTCGACGACATCTTCATAGCAACCAAGTAAGATGAGTCTCATTATCAAGGAGCCGTGGGAGCGGATGGCTGAGGACGACGCCAGAAAACCCTCTCAGGGTGCCGACCGCGATCTCGTGATCCAAGCCAAGACCCCGAACGGCGACACCATCTGGATACGTCACGACCGAAACGAAATAGGGGTGTCAGTCTGGCGAGGTAACCCTCGCGACCACATGTACTCCTGCTATCAGGCAGACAAGTCGGGCTTGACACCCGACGAAGCAAAGGCACTTGCAGAGATGTGCAGATACATCCTGGACGCTGTACCCAAGGGCTGGGAGTTCACCTACTGCAAGGTGGACAAGGCCATGCAGGCAGTTAAGCAAACCGTAGCCCCGTTCGCCCCCGTCTCTTCCCTCATCTCCTCTCTCTCTCCAAATGGCATACGTACAGACTAGCCCGCCGACCGAAGTCAACGCACACACCGCACTCGTCAACGCCCTCTCGGGCAACGGGTACGTCCTCCAGTCGGGTGGTGACCCGTCGGCCAACTTCTGGCTGATCGAAGCGATCCAGAACATTGCGACCTTCATCCCGGCATCGGTTACCGGCTCGATCACGCCGGCCGCACTCGCAACCGGCCCGTCGGTCGGTGAGCAGACCTTCGCCGCGTTCTCGAGCAAGCTCCTGACCACGGACAAGCTCCTGACCACTATCACAGGTGCTCAGACGGCTGCGGTTGCGCTCGTGTACTCGAGATGTTCGGTCGCCGGTACGCTGGCGCTCACGTTCATCGCGACTGCCGGTACGCCGACCCCGGCCTCCGGTAACCACAACGTAGCGATCATCCGGTCGTAAGTGGTTCTAATCGCAGTACTTGCCCTCGGTGCGCTAATCGTCTGGCGTACCGAGGCGGTGCTCCGAACAGCCATACCGGTAGTGAGATCGGTTGTCGAACGGAAACTCGCAGTCGAGGAACGTCTGGCAGCGGTCGAGGAGGCCAAGATCCGTCCCCGGGAGAAGCAGGCCCGGGAGCCGGGGATGCCACCACAACTACTACGGATGGCGATGCAGGAGTCTGAACCGTGGGCTAGGCAGGACGCGGTACGGGCTATGTCGGAGCTCGCCGAACTCACGGGTGGTGACTGGGACAAGGTCCAGCAAAACGCCATTCTCGGAATAACGGACCCAAACTAAAATGGCGGCTGTACCGTTCAACCCCGACCCACTCGCGCAGGTAGACCCCAAGAAGATAGGACCTCTTCGGGACGGGGTTATGGGCGACCATTCGGTAAGTCTGGATGGTCTTGACCAGTTGATGGCGGAGGGCCAGAACCCGAGTTCTGAGGATCTGGCTGTCAGACAGTTGGGGGTACAACCCCAGCCTCCCGCTACCGGGTTCGAGCAACTGACCGGTGCTACACCGAGTGGTCAGGTGACTAGTATGGGTAGTGCTGGGATGGGTAACGAGCCCGGTACGAGTGCCACTACCGGGATCGGACAGGGACAGGGGCACGGATCGGCTGCGGGCGGGGATTCCGTCACCGGCCATTCCATGTACGGGTTGGGCGACGACTCGGGATCGGTACTATCGGGCGGTAGTCTTAGCGACCCCGCTGACCGGAGTGCTATCGCGGCCCTCTACGGCGATGACTTCCCACTCCTCAAGGACCACCCCACAGAGGTCGATTGGGTATCGTGGGCGCAGCACGCTTGGACTAATTACGGTGCCGGTACCTATGCGATCATCCACATGGTCGAGCGGAACCGGTTGTTCAGGAAGGGGCAGCAGTGGATAAGTAGTGTTGGGTTCGGGCCCTGGAGAGAGCCCATGAAGCCGAGGGACGCGGCCCGGATCGTGGACAACATGATCTCGCCGGCCCTTGACCAGCGTATCCAACTCATCATGGAGCAGCGCCCGGGCTTTAACTGTGAGCCCGAGTCGCAGGACCATGACAAGGTGAAACGGGCCGAGGCGGCACAGGCGGCCTTAGAGTACTCGTGGAAAGAGCAGAAGATGCCCCTCATTGTTCAGGAAGGGGCGTACTGGACTGGCACGGACGGTGTTTGTTTCCTGGAGCTCTACTGGGACCCGGATGCAGGTCCGTGGGTTGACCCTAAGACGTATGTAGATCCCGAATCAGGCAAGGCGTTACTGCCGTGGACACGTCAGTTCCCGGCGGGTGATGTCAGAACCCGTGTGAGACGCATCGAGCAGGTGCGAGTCTCGCCAGAGGCAACCGCCACCAGGCGGCCCTGGCTTTGGTTGATCCGGGAGGTCATTAGCAAGAACGAAGCGGTCAGGACGTATGGCAAGGATGTGGCCGACGAGGTTGGCACGTTCAATTACGACGACAACCTCCAACACATCCCGATCTCGAGGATGGGGTTTATCTACCCCGAAATCGACGAGCTCACGCGGACCCAACAGACGGTCTCGAGGGTCACGGTCTACGCAGAGAAGTCGGAGTACATCCCGACCGGGTTCCAAATGACCCTTGTCGCGAACAAGCTCGTGGTCCCGCCGATGCCCCTCTTGATTGGCGAGGTTCCAATCGTTCGCTGGACGGATGGTAGTACCGATCCCTCGTTCTTCCCCATAGCGGAAATGAACAAGTGGGTCGATAGCCAGATCCGCCAGAACACGCTCTGGAGCAAGTGGGTCGAGGGGATCAGAAAGCACTCGGGTATCAATGTGCTCGCGAGAGAGGGGACGATCAGCACCGAGTCCTTCTCGGCCGGCAGCATGAATATCTGGGGGGTGAAGGGTACGATGCCCCTCCAGGATGTTCTAAAGGAGGTCGGTGGCCACCCGATCAGTCCCGACGTTGTTCAAGCCCTACAGGCGAACCAGAAACGGTTTGAGGATCTGACCGGCTGGAACGACACGAGCCGTGGGTCGATGACGGCGGGCGACTCTGGCCGAGCGATCCTGGCGATTCGTGAGCAGCTGGAGAGGGTCTTCGCCCCCATGATCCAGGCGGCATCAATCTCCTTCACGGACTGGGCGAAACTCGTCCTCAAGTTCATGCGCTGGGGATACGACATCCCGAGGCAGATCGCGCTCGAGGGCCGGAGCCGCCCGGATCTTGGAATGGTCCTAAGCAATCAGGACTTGGACCAGACCTCTCATGTCTGGATCGAGCCTGAGACCCTGATGCCGATGCCACGGTCCCTAAGGCTCTCGATGCTGGACGACATGTTCCAGAAGCAGTTGGTCTCCCCGCAGGAGTACCGCTCACGGATGCCGTTTGCATGGGTCCGGAACATGGACTCGCCCGACGTGCATCACAAGGCACGGGCCGAACGCATAGCTCAGATGATCATCCAGACCGGCAACCCAATGCCCGAGCCCATCCTCTGGATGGACGACGAGCACACGCACCAGACGGTCCTGGAAGAAGAGATCCTGCTCCAGCCCGACCAGCCACAGATGGTGCTAGCGGCGGCCTACGAGCGGTGGATCTTGCTCGCCCAGCAGGGCGCAGCGAAGCAGCAGGCGATGGCTATGGGGATGATGGGTCCGATGCCTGGTACCCCGCCCCCAATGTGGCCACCCGACGGTAGCCAGGGCGAGGTACCGGCCCCGAACCAACAGCAGCAACCACTACAGGGCCCAGGCCAGCAGTTGGGTGCCCAGCAGGCCCCGCTAGCACTCAACAATCCGCCAGTAGCAGCAGCCCCAATGCAGCAGATCGGGCTCACCTCCGGCGATCAAAACACCCGGCTGTTCGAGCAGGGTCAGCCGATCAAGTAGTACAACCCCCCTAAAACCCAGCAACAACCCAAGCACCACCCAGACAGGAGCGCGCCCTTAATTGGTCCGCCCCTCCTAGAGGATTTTACGTATGGCTGATGTACCTGTAGCAACCCCAATGGTCAACGCCACCAACCCCACGGCGAACGACCTGATCAACATGCCGACCGAGAACCTGATCAAGGTTCTTGATGAGACACCAGCAGAAATAGGCGGAACTGGTGAGAAGATTAAAGCAGATAGTCCGCCAGTACCTCCGGCTGATGGCGAGAAAGTTCCTGAAGCCAAGGCTAAACCAGAGGAAAAGCCCAAAGAAGAGGAAGCGCCTACTGGCTACTGGCAGGACGATCAAGGGAAGTGGCACCGCCCGAACGGTGAGTTCGCGGACGCCACCGAGCACGAAGCGATCAAGGCCGCTATCACCCCCGAAGGGGAAACCTCGAAGGAAGAGGTCCCCGACAAGCCCGCGATCAAGCGTGACTACGAAGCCCTTGGGCCCGACGGAGCCCCGGTAGAAGAGGTCCCTGACCTCAAGATCAAGTTCACCGCCGACGGCAAGGAGCGTGAGGCGAACGTCGATCAACTGGTCAGGCTGGCCAAGATGGGCTACTACAACGAGCGCCGTGAGAACGAGGTTGCGCTCACGAAGCAGACCATGGGCCAGGCCCAGCAGGAGATTCGCGGGTACCAGGAAGCGCTTCAGGAGCGGGACACGCTGATCGAGCGGTACCTCGCGGACCCCAATTTCAGAGAAGTAGCAACCCAGGAATACCAAAGGCTCAACTCGCCCCAAGCCCGCCTCGAGCGCCTTGAACAAGAGCGAGTTGAACAGCAGCAAGCCCAAGTGGCCCAGCAGAGGACCGCTCTCGCCACGGGTTACATAGAGCAAACCATCACTCCGAAGGTGGAGTCGGTGGCCAAGCAGTTCCCCAGCGTGACCAACGAAGAGATAATCGGTCGTATCACACTCCTGACCTCAGACCTGACCGTCGGGGGAGTAGTACCGCCAGAATATCTACCGGAGGTCGAACGGCGTATTGACACCGATCTTCGCCCTTGGGCGGAGCAGCGTCATACAGACCGAGTTGGGAGCCAGACTGTTGCTGAACGCCGGGCCCGCGTGCAGGTAGACGCCGCCAAGGTCGAGGCAGCGATGGCCAAACGACAACTAGCTCGAGCAGTCTCACCGACCAAAGTCGGCGCGGTCGCTCCGAGCGGCCCTGGCACACCACCTAAGCCAAAATCGGCTGAGGACTGGATGCAGCAGACCTTCGGGAAAGATCCCGAGTAGGGTCTTTAGCCGGGCAGTACCCTTAATCGAACCGATCAATGGCAGCCAATCCGCTGCTTATCACGGACACCAATGTGGCTGGTGTCTTGAAGAACGTCTACGCCCAGTATCGCGTAAACGCATTCCCGCTCTTGACGCCACTGCTGGCCAATATCAAGAAAGGCCAGGCGGGCGGACCCCAGAACCTTCGCTTTGGTGGTAACGGTGTGTATTGGGATGTGGTGCTTACCCGACCGGTCGGCGCTACGGCGTCCCAGCTTGGTAACCTCCCGCCCCAGCAGACCGCGATCGAAGTCCAGGCGAACCTGGGTATCAAGCGCACCTATGTGCGTAGGCAGGTAGACGCGCTCGCCATTCAGGCGACCGAGTCCCGCGAGGCGGCATTCATTCCGCTCGCACGCAAGATCATGCAGGAAGCGGTCGATGCTGGCCGTCTCATGCAGCAGGAAGTCCTCCACGGCGATGGTCTTGGCCGTAGAGCCCTCGTGTCTAGTGTGACCAACTCGACGACCATCGTGGTCAATGCCCCATACGGGCTTGCCTCGTCTGGCCAGGGTGGGTTGCTCTTGGATGCGAACATGTTCATCGCGGTCAAGGACACGACCGGAGCGACCCTCCGTGGCAAGTCCTTCATCACGAGTGCCACGAACTCCGGTGACAACTGCACCCTGGTTCTCGCTACGGCGATCACCGGTATGGTTGCGACCGACATCGTAGTGGCTGCGACGAACGCCGATGACGCCTATAACCAGTACCCGAACGGGCTCATCAACACCACGAATCGCGGTAACAGCTACGCCTCGTTCCAGAACATCACGAACGCGACGTATGCCCGCTGGGATACGACCCGCATGACCGCTGGTACGGACACGAACGATGCGACCCAGCCGTCCGAAATGGATGTGTGGGAACTCGCGACCCGTATCATGGGCAAGTCGGGCAAGAACGCGAAGGTTAACCCCTCCGAGTTCCTGCTTTTGACGACCCCGGGTATCGAGCGCAAGCTCGCGGAGTCCTTCCTTGGACAGCGCCGGTTCGATGCGGCCTCGTTCATGGAGATCAAGGGTGGGTTCAAGGCCGTGAATATCTGCGGTATCCCGTTGGTCGCCGATTTCTGGTGCCCGGCCGGTACCGTGTACTTGGTTCACCTGCCGACCCTTACCTGGGTTGACCTCCTCGACTGGACCAAGCTCCAGTATGAGGGCAGTGGTCCGTGGCGCTTTGTGGCCGACCAGGACGCATACGAAATCAACTTCGGTGCGTATTGGAACTTCGGTTGCCTCCAGCGCAACACCCACGGCAGCATCGTCAGCTACACCGACACGAACCGCTACTCGTTCGTAATGTAGTCTCCTCTGGCTCTGATAGGGGCCCTAACCCGGCCCCCATCGGACTTCTCCTCCTTGCAGTTTTCTCCCTACCAATCTGAAACATGAATCGCAACAGACTGGAGCAGCCCGGCGAGTTCGGCACACAGATCAACACCGAGATTACGTCGTTCCCGGCAACGATCTCGAACTCCACGACCACCACCGTGGCTATCGGCTCGGCCTCCCGGAAGCAGTATTTCAATGCCGGTGCCGTTAGCCAGACCGTGCTCGCAACAAGCGGCTCGGCCTTGACGGTAACGATCGGGAAGTACGACTCCCTTAACTCCTTTGCGAAGGTCCCGCTGACCGCAGCTCAGGACATCACCGTCACATCACAGACGGCCAAACAGACCTTCCCGATCCCGGCCCTCGCGTCCAACTCCGACGCCCAGCGCACTATCCAGCCGGCCGATTCGCTCTATGCCGACTTCATCGCTGCCGGTACCGTGACTGGTCAGGCGACCGGCGGGATCATTGGTGCCGAGCTCTTCATTCTCCGATAGACAGTAAGTCTCAGTAGTCTCCCCCCAACAACTGAACTATGGACAATCACATCCTGACGGCCGAAGGTCTGCCCGCCAGGCCCGAACTCGAGCAGCAGCTAAAGCGACTCGACGACTCTCTGGGGCTTCGCTGGATAGGCCCCATGAACGCATGGGCCGTGACGTTTAGATGGCCAGAGGCCGACAAGCGCAGGGACTGGGTACGGAAGGGTGAGTACGACGCCGACCAGGCGTTTGACGTTCTAGCGTACCTGCCTAAGGACTGTCCGGTCGATCAGGCCGCGAACTACGTGCAGCATCACTGCCAGCGCTGGGCGAGGGATATGGGTCGAGAGGACGTTGCGAGACTCCTGGACCATATCCACGAACACAACGCGAAGCAGGGCATCGAGAACGCCAAGAGCACGACCGAGTACGCCGAGGAAATGTTCGAGATGAACAAGAAGGGCATCGGCGAGGACTTGGGCATAAAGATCGTCAAGCCCGTCTACCAAAACGAAGGTTCGATCCTGGGTAAGCGTTCCAAGAAGGTACCCAAGAGTGAGCCCCTAAACAAATAAATGGCCACAAGAGTCCAGATCCGGAACGACGTTCTTAACATCGCGGACGCTGTAGCAAGTCCACGGTGGGACACTTCCCCGGGCGGCGAGGTTGATCGCCGCTTGGGCGCTGTTCACATGCGGCTCTGGAAGCGGGTCTTGAACGCCAACCCGTTCATTAACGTCAACGTCTTCACGACCCTGACGGGCGAGATCGGTGACCAGATTCCACTCACGGCCGATAGTAATGGCGCTATCCCCATGGCGTCACTATCGACTGGTACGGGTGACAACCAGAACAACCTCTACCGCATCCTAGGGGTCTCTTTCAACAACCTCCCCTACCAGCAGCAGTGGACCAAGGACTACCTGTTGGCGAGCCTCAACGGGTTCACCTATCAGGCTTGGTTCAGGCAGGGCACGAACATCATCATGCCGGACGCAGCGGGCCAGCAAGCCACCGGTATCTGGGTCAACTGGACACCAACCCAGTTCGACCAGTTAGTGGCCGATACCAGTACCGTGGTACTGCCAACCACCACCTTTAGCGATGTCCTGGCCCACTTCGGGGCGGCAGCCATCCTGAGGAAGGGTGGCGCTGAAACCCAGGCAGCAGCCGAGATCGAAGCCTACGGCCAGCAGCTTCTAGACGAAGAACTTCAGGACCTCTCGAGAGAGGGGATCACCCCGATCAGTGAGAGGTACGACGACTCTCCGTTTGATTGGGCGACACAGTAGTCGGTTTAGGCTTGCGATAAAAGGACTTACATGCTGATCAGCGGAAGAAAGCGGTGGAGCGGGTTAGGCGATGGAGGAAAGAAAACCCCTAACCGGGGTGGGCCGTAATGCCTCGCCCGCTCATCAAGGACGGGCAGGATGGGTTTGGGACTCTTAACCTCACTTCTGATCCTGCTCACCTGGGGCCGAGAGAGGTCCAGCTAGCGGTAAACGCCAAGCCCACCCTGTTCGGCGGGATGCAGCCTCGGGACGGGAGCCAACTGGTCCAGTCCTTTACGAGCGGCGTCCAGAACGGGATGATTTGGCAGAACTCCCCGAATGGGGTCCCGCAGATGCTAGTCGTCTCGGGCGGCCAGCTATGGACGACGGCCATGCCAGGTGCTCCTCCCTGGAAGACAAGCCCAACACTCATCGGTCCCTGTAGCACGTTCGCCTACCCGCCGATGGTGGCGTTCGTGGATGGCTCCGGCACCGAGTGCGTCTATATCGGTGACCCAGCCGGTCTCTGGAAGTGGAACGGGACAGCACTCACGAAGATCGTTCAGGCCCCGAGCTTTTCGTTCCAGGCACTAGCGGTCCAGAACCAGAGACTCTTCGGGATCGCCAACAACACGAGTGCGACCCCCTCGTTCAACCAGACCCTATTCTGGTCGAGCCTTAATAACGGTGACGACTGCGGGCTCCCGACCGCAGGCCAGCCGCAGAAGGGTAGTAGCGCGATCATCCGGACGTTCGGCGAGAGCTTCCTGACCGACCTCGTGGCCTTTGGCCCGGGACTCGTGATCGGGCACTTCGCCGGCCTCTCGATGTGGACCGGCTGGTCCCAGGACGACATCTCCATCCAATCCGGCACTCACGGCATCTCGGCCGAGACCGGGGTCTTTGGACCACACTCGATGTGCACGGTCGAGAGCTACGGGTTCCTGGCCTCAGATCACGGGGCCTACACGGTCAACCCGTGGGGGATGCTCTCTCAGGTGAGTAAGCCCCTGGAGAAGATATGGCCCTCGATCATCGGCCAGCCCCAGTACGGCTCGAGTGTGGGTTTCCTAAACCCGACGGTCACGGTACTACACAACCAACAGGCGAGGTCGGTCTACTTCCTGACCCCCGCGAACTCGAGCGGATTGGTCCCGAACTCGATCTACGGCTACAACTACCGCACCGAGTCCTGGTTCGGGCCGTGGACGTATGGGTTCGGGGTGGTCACTAGCCTCTGGGACGGCTACGACCAGAAGGGCAACTACTACGTGATGGCTGGTGGTTTAAACGGCGGCGTTAGGCAGATCGAAGTCCCGGGGTTGGGGATCGACAACTACGACGCTACCGGTCTCTCGATCGCGAACAACCAGACCTACTCCTACACAGCCCAGATCATGTCCAGGCCCTTCTTCGGGCGTGACATGCAGGGCCAGCCCCTAATCGACACCGAGAAAGCGTGGCGGTACGTGGATGTGGCGGCGCAGCTGCCCAACCCGGCCTCCTCGACGATCAACGTCATCTCGTACCCGACGCAGAGCGTGACGACGATCAACCCGCTGAGGAATCTCTCGCAGTCGCCAGTCGGTGATACGAGCCCCAGGAACTACCGGCTCCAGGCGGGCGTGAGGGGACAGGCTTGCGTGATCCTCATTCAGGACACCCCGCCCGCCAACACGGCCAACGGCCAGAACACCTATACCTCCGCGAAGGCCGTCGGATGGGACTATGGACGCAGATACTAGGACCTCATGCCCAAGAAGAAAGGTGATGCACTTCCGGCGTCCATGCCGACGGAGGACACAACTGGTGCGACCAGAGGTCTAAACCCCGAGCAGTGGACCCATCTAAACATACTTCGTCGTAGGCATCTGACGAAGGGCGGGAACCAGATCAACATGGCGGTTCCCGCAACGACCACAGCAGTCGTTGTGAATTTCCTGAGACCCGAGCCCGACTTAGTCTACGGCGTCTCAATCGTACCCAACTGGCTCACGGTAGTCTGGTCGGGTGCCAAGACGGTCAACGGCGTCACGATCTACTTCGGGACAGCTGCACCAGCCAACGCCACGATAGATGTCCTGACCTTTAGGGACGAGAGCAGCATCCCCTTGAGCGGGACTGCGACTACTGGCGGTGGTGGTGGAGGGGGCGGTGGTGGCCCCGGCCCACAGGGCCCACAAGGACCTCCGGGTCCGTTCGCCGATACCGACGACCCCTACGAACCGCCGATGGTACCGGGCGGCCAGGGCCCGCAAGGTAACCCCGGCTCGGCCGGAGCTCCCGGAACCCAGGGCCCTCCGGGTCCGATGTTCTGGACCGACTCGGATGTTCCGGACGACCCTCCGGTCATCCCCGGCAACCCGGGCCCGAGTGGCAATCCAGGCGCCCCAGGAACGGCCGGCGCTCCAGGCGTCACGTACTTCTTTGAGCCTGAACAGCCCGACGACCCATACCACGTCCCGGGTCAACAGGGCCCTCAAGGCAACCAGGGCGCACCCGGCTTGCCCGGAAACACGCTCATACTGGATACCGATGTCCCTGATGACGCCATGCCTGTACCGGGCGGCCAGGGGGCACAGGGTAACCCAGGGATACAGGGCGCGCCTGGTGTTATAACATTAGTAGACACGGACCCACCCGACGACCCCATGATGGTTCCGGGTGGGCAGGGACCGCAAGGAAACCCAGGTACTCCAGGTCAGGCTGGCGCGACGTTCCTGTTCGAGCCCGATGCGCCAGACGATCCCTACCATGTTCCGGGGAGCCCGGGAGCTCAGGGTAATCCCGGGGCCCAAGGGCCACAGGGCCCCATGTACTGGCAGGACGCGGACGTTCCGGACGACCCTGCGGTTATCCCCGGTTCGCCTGGCTCGCAGGGCAACCCCGGTAGCACAGGAGCCGCTGGCGCACCCGGCGCGATTCTCTATGCCGAGCCCGATGTCCCTGAGGAACCGTTCCATGTCCCCGGCGTTCAGGGGCCGACAGGGAACCCCGGCGCGGCAGGCACCCCAGCCGCCCTAATCTGGCAAGAGCCGGATGTCCCTGAAGAGCCCTTCCATGTTCCGGGATCTCAGGGACCGCAGGGAAATCCGGGGACTAGCGGCACCAGCGGTACCTCTGGTATCACGGTCTACGCCGAGCCTGACGTACCGGAAGAGCCCTTCCATGTGCCGGGTGTCCAGGGGCCCCAGGGTAATCCCGGCAGCACAGGTGGGACGGGTCTGCAGGGACCGATGGGCGCACTCGTGTTCGCGGAACCCGAACAGCCGGATGACCCGTATCACGTCCCCGGGGTGCAGGGGCCGCAGGGAAACCCGGGCACCAATGGCACCAACGGTACTGGCGGTGGCATAAGCGGCTACATGATCGGCGAGGATGTCACATATGACGAGCCTCAGTACATGTACGCCGACCCGAATTTCAAGCCCGTCACGATTGTCTTTCCGGCGAGCGCATCTACTTACACGCTCAACAGCGCACCGATTGGCTCGACGTTCGTCAAGGCGCAGGGATTCGCGAGCGGTGCCGGTGGTGGCTCGGGTGCCTGCCAGACCTCGGGTTCGGCGGCAAGCGGTGGCGCAGGCGGCGCTGGTGGCATGTACAACGAGGCGTGGTTCCCGGTTGCCTCGCTAGTAATGCCTCTCACGATCACGAGTCCGCGGGGCGGTGCTGGTGGCGCAGGCAAGGGCACAACGGCTCAGGCCGGTGCGAACGGCGCGAACGGCGCGGACGCCAAGATTGTTGACGGCAACAGCAAAACGATCTGGCAAGCTGACGGTGGCACGGTAAGCGGTTCGGGCGGTGGCCAAGGCAAACTCGCCGCCAATTCAAGCGGGGGCGTAGCCAAGACTGGAACCAACTCGGGCGGCGGGAACCCATCGCAGGGCTCTAACGGCCAAGCGGGCACGAGCGGCGCTGCGGGTACCGTGAACGGTAACGGCTACGGCAGTGCGACAGCCACCTACTCGATGGGCGGTTCTGGCGGCTCGAGCGCAGGCGGCGTGTCGGTAACCCCTGCCGCATTCGCGGGCGGTGCTGGGATAGCGGGGCCGTATACCCAAGGCGCGCAGACGGGCGGTACTGCTGGCGCGATCAACGGTGCTGGTGGCGCTAGCCCTACGAACTTCGACGGCTGGTTTGGGCCGGGCGCGGGTGGCGCTGGCGGTGGTTCCTCAATCACCGGCAACGGTGGCCAAGGTGCAGCGGGTGCCAAGTACGGCGCAGGCGGAGGTGGCGGTGGCGCGTGTCTTACCGGGTTCACCTCCGGCGCGGGTGGTAACGGCGGCGATGGCGTTGTTGTAATGCAGTTCACCTAACACCCGCTACCCATGGCAAGCACACCAACGGCCGGGATTTTCTCGGCCACCGGTACCATAACGCTCGGCACCGACGCGAACGGGATTGCAACCGAGACACTACCCGTCATCGTCGCGGCCAGTCCAACAGCCGGGCAGGCGCTCGTGGGTGACGACGCGATAGTCAAAGCCCACGACCAGATCTACTGCTACGTCTACGACTCGAACCTCCCGGTCGGGAACCAGGTCATCGACGAGCTCCAACCACTCCAGATCGGCGTCTATCAGGCCGGACCCGATCTCCAGTGGCACAAGACACAGGGCCGGATAGTCGTCGGCCACAACGCCACAGCCCCCACAAACACAGCGACCCCGGTCGGGTGGCTGGAGGCATGTACCACGAACGGTCAGACCATTGGCCGAGTCCCGATTTACCAATAAACAGAGGATAGCATGGCTAGTAACAAGGCGATTACGCTGGGCCCGGTCGCACTCACGGCCACACTCACGACCAACGTCGTCAACGCTCCAACGCTCACTGGCGGAACGACTGTTCCCCCGAACTCGACTAACAGCTACTACATCCTGAGACATATCAGGATCGTGAACAAGACGGCCGGCGCAGTCACCGTGTCGCTCTGGAAGGGTGCGACGGGTGCCAACACAGCCGGTACCGAATTCGGGTTCCAAGGCACGTCGATCGCAGCGAACAGCTATATCGACTGGTACGGCGCGCTCCGGCTCGACACAACCGACTTCATCGTCGGTGGCTCCAACACAGCGACCGCATTGTCGTTCGAGGCAGAAGGCGAGATCGGGGTAGCCTAACATGGCCGCAGGCGATCCCACGGGTGGCCTTTCGTCACTCTCCCCAGCTACGGCCGGGATCATGGCCGGTGGGTCGCTCTTAGGTACCACACTAGGCGCGATTGGAGGCACCCAGCAGCAGAACAAGAGTCTGGGTGAGCAGAAGCGGGAGTTCAACCTCTCGAATCAGTTACAGCAGCAGTCGCAGGCGAATAGCCTCGGCCGACAGCAGCAGATGGCCCCGCTCCGGGATCAGGTCATAGCGCAGCTTATGAACCGATCCGGTATGAGCCCGACCCAGTTTAATCCTCTTAACTACGGGTCCGGTCAGAACCAGGGCGCACCCTCGCAGGGCGGGATTGACCTGAATGCCCTCGCGCAGAAGAACAACGCCAGCATGCCAAACGCGGGTCAGAACGGTGCCCAGATGAGCGCAATGAACAACGCCATGCTCGCTCAGTTGGGTTACGGCTCACCGCAGCAACTCCAGCATCAGGCCAACTCCGGCGATCTAGGGGCGGGCTATAACGTGAACCTTGGGTTACAGGGCTCGGGTGGTGGTTCCCAGAACATGGGTCAGCAATGGACCCCGCAGCAAGGCTACCAACAGGCCCCGCAACAGCCACCGATGCAGACCGGATCGCTCGGAGCGGCCCAACTCTACAAGCAGGGCTTCCAGTCTCCTAATGGGATGCAGTCCGTGAGTGGGATGGGTCAGGGAGCGTACGGCAACCAGCCTATGACCGGTCAGTCGCCCTACTACAACAACTCTCTCCAGTCTTTTTAACATGGCGATGATTCCCTCGGGCACCTCACCACAGCCCGGGATGCCGCCCCGGCAGCCAGCCTACCCAGGCGCGCCAGTTAACCAGCAGAAACTACAGAGCCCGCTCTCCTTCCCCGCACAGGGTCAGGGAGGAGCGGGCGGTAATGGCGTTCAGGCCAAGCAGGCGAGTCCGGGTCCCCAAGCACCGAAGGCACCGCAAGCGCCCCAGGTGCCGCAGACCTTCCTGCAACAGCAGCAACAGGGGGTTCCGAGGCCCGCTCCGTCCTACACATTCGGCGGTAGCATGGGGACGGGATTGGGTGGGATGTCGGGAACGAACCCGTATTTAGGTGGGCCTAAAACAGGATCGGGCGCTCCACAGCCCCCGCAGATGCCGGGGGTCGGAACGCAGATGCCCCAGCAGCCCTACAACCCCTACTCGGCACAGCCACAGCCCGGCATGCCAGGACAGGGCCAGGCGCAGCCCCAGCAACAGTCACAGCAGCAGTCGCAGGGCGGCCAGCAGCAACAGGCCCCCGGCACAGCCCAAGCGAACCAGATGGGTGGAGCTCTTCAATCCCTCTTGACGGGGCAGTTGCAGAACCCGAACCCCTACAACTCGTCTAACATCCAGACGATGATGCAAACCCTGAATACCCCGATTCAGGAGCAGCAACAGCAGCAGCTGGCGGCCAATGAATCAAACATGGCCTCGAGGGGGTTGGCGAACAGCAACATCAACACCGGGTTCATTAACGACATCAACACACAGGCCGGCCGGCAGCAGATGAACTCGGCCGACATGCTCCTACAAAACGCGGCACAGGCACAGATGCAGGGCACTAACTCAGCAGTTAGTAACGCCTTGGGTTACGGCAACCAGCAGTTCGGACAGAGCCTGGCAACCGCCCAGCAGAACCAGAGCATGGACCAGCAACAGCAGCAGTACATGATGCAACTCTTGGGACTCAGCTAATGGCCCCCTTCCAGAACTACGGCATTAGGCCCTCGAGCCTGGCCTACCAGAACATGTCCCACCCAGCGACTACCCGGGTCGGAGCGATTGGCGAGGGTATCAATAGCGGACTACAGGCCCTGATGAACGCCCTCCAGTTTAACTCGGAGCAGGCGTATAGACGGGGGCAGTTGGGTAACGAGGGTCGAAGGCTTGATATTGAAGCGGGTGATGCGGCCACGAGGGCCGCTGTCGCGGCCACCGGTAAGACCCACGACTATTTCGAGGCGATCTCTCAGGGCATGGACCCCGAGCAGGCCAGGCGGGCATACGGCATTGGGAGCTCGATTGGTGCTCAACCCCAGCAGGCGGGTGGGGCGCAGCCCTCGTCTCCGGGCGGGTTCAATGCGGGGGCATCGGTCAACACCGATACTGGCACAGCCATGGAGGCGCTCGCAAACGCCAACGCCATGCCCCAGTCCGGGATAGACAGTCGCACGTCTGATGGCGGCGATGTCGGTAAGACCCAAGCCCAACTCTTCGACCCCACACGAACAGCACAGTACCAGACCGAGAACCTTCGCGAAACCGGGGAGAACACCAGAGCGGCCGACGACCTCGGCGAACGCAAGACGTATCACGCCGGGGAATTGGCCAACGAAAAAGAACGGAATCGACTTACCGCCGAAAACACCTCGGCCCTGCGAGAGCAGAACTTTGACTTTCGCCGTGAGTCGGCCACCGACGCAGCACAACGGGGGGCAAACACCGCAGCCCCAGTCGCAGCGGCAACCAAATCCGCAAACGCGGTCACGCGATTCGATCAGGCGTATGCTGGTGCCAAGCGGGGTGACACAGGCGATCTGGCCCCCGCAATCATGAGCGCCATGCAAGACGTGGATAACGTCGGTGCGATCCGGAGTTTCATGCTAAAGCATGGAGGCCAAGACCCATCCGTCAAAGAGAACGTCAGTCAGTGGGTGAACACGATGGCGGGCCATCCACAGAACGTTCATTTCCTGGACGAGATGCACGACCTTGTCCACAGTATTCACGGCGCGTCACAGGAGAACGCCAACAGGTTCTTGGCGCAAGATAGTGCCAGCCACCCGATAGTGAATCCCGGTATGTGGGGTGCCGTGAGGTCCCAGTACCAGCTTCCGGGGTCGCAGGACACGCAGGGCCCGTTGCAGGTTTCGCAGCAGGAGATGGATGCCATCAAGCGCAACAATCCCCAGATGACGGACACCGATCTGTCACAGCACTATAGGGTGCAGGGAGCGGGCAGCCCGGGTGGTAACACCAGTACGCCATCCCAACCCCAGGCCCCGCAAACCCCTACGGCAGCCACCGTCCCAGGTAGCCGCTACCCAATCCCGTTCAAGCCCGTGCAGTCAAGCGTGAGTCCGACGGTTCTTCCCATTCCGCAGTTACAGCCGCAGTTACAGCAGGGCCCACAATAAAATGGGCGAGGACGGCCTTCCACTGTCGCAGGGCCAAGTATCGGGCCAGGTCCCGGGCCAACCCCCTGGCGGCCAGTACGCCAACACCCCCCAGCAGGGATTTGATCCCCATGCCGAGCTCGCGAAGGCGCGCCAGCAGTTGGGCGGGGGCTCGGGCATGGGTGGAGGCTTCGACCCCCACGCAGAACTAGCCAAAGCCCGGGCGCAGTTAGGTCAGTCGGGCCAGTCATCCATGGGTCCAGATGTGGGTAAGGGGACGACCGCCCTCTATGGCTACGGTGATATGGTCACCGGGGGGCTCTCGAGTGTTGCAGTACCGGCCATGGAGTACGGGGTCGGGCGACTAGCCAAGGCCATTGATCCTATCGGTGCGGCCGAAACGTTCCCTCATTGGTCCCAGGACAGCTACGGCGACATCCGAAACCAGATGCTCGACCGCCAGAACGAGAGTTATCGAGCGAACCCCAACACGGCAACCATAGCCCAGACGGTGGGCGCATTTGACAGCCCCGTGTTCTCGGCTATCGGTAATGGCGTCAAGGCCGGCACCTCCATCCTTAGGACCCTTGCCGGTGCCGGTGCAATGGGTGCCGAGCACGGCGCGACACAGGTCAAGGGAAACCCGATAGACAACCCCGGAGACTACGCCACGAGCATGGGCTCGGAGGCGGCCGGCAGCATGCTCTTCGGCGGCCTCGCCCACGGCCTCACCGCAGGCGCGGGAACTACGGTCGATCGGTTTCCCAAGCTCCGGGAGGTATTTAACCGGGGCATGGAGCCGGACCAGGCCAAAGTCCTCAATGCGACCGTTGACGGGGCGGATGTCGCCAATCTCCCGGACCACAAGATGCTAGCCGATGTTAACCCGGCCCAGGCACAGGCGGTTCGCAGTCAAGCCGGACGCGAGGGTCAGGTCATGGATCAGGCCCTCACTGAACGAAATAAGAGCACCCCGGACCGCCTATACCGGTCTGTGGAAAAAACGCTCGGCCTAACCCCGGGATCGCTGAGTGCGGACCTGGGGGGCGAAGAAGCTGCCCAACAGGCCGACGCCACACCAGCCTACGCAAAGGCCAGAGCCTCCGCACCTCTCACGGAAAGCGAGGCCCCCGAGATATTCAAGCCGCTAAGGCAGGGCCGGCCGGCATGGGTCGATGCATACAACCGGGCCTCGACTTCGAGTCTCAATGAGACCGGGGATGTTCTGCCCAAGATCATGGAACCTGACCCCCTACAGGACCAAGCCCGGGCCGCTTATGCCAAACTCCAGGCTCAGGCCAGGCCAGACGCAACCCAGACAAATCCCAATTTCGGGCCCAGCGATTTGGCGGCCCGAGCGGCCAAGCTCAAGGCAGAGGGTTCGCTCAGGGACCCGGGTCAACAGGGTACCCTCTCCCGCACTACTGACCAGATAAGGACCGGCGGGGAGCCCGGGCTTTCGTTCGACACGTTCAAGAACATCAAGAACGAGATTTACAGCCCCGACAACTCCTACCGTTCGCGGAAAGCCCTGCAGGACTGGGTCGGACAGGTGTACGATGCCAGGCCGGAATGGAAGGCGGCCAACGACCAGTACGCAGGCCATGAACGCGTCAAGGAAATGATGCAACTTGGTGCCGAACATTTCGGTAGCGTCAAGAGCGCCGAACCCTACGACATAACAGAAGCCGTTAAGGATGTCGGCGGCAGCGAAAAGACCGCCTATGTCAAGGGCGCGATAGATGCTCTGAGGCTCAACGTGGACGCCCAGGCCGGGAGTGCCACGGGGGACGCCAACACTCCCCGGCAGGCGCAGTTCTCTTCCCGTGAGGGTCGGGCCAAGATCAAGGCGCTCGCCGATGCAGTCGGAGCAGATCCCGCAAAAATTCTCGACGCTATAGACCAATATGGCGGCGAAGAGGCGACCCGACAAGCGATTATGAAAGGGTCTGCAACGGCACAGAGAATCACCTCTCAGGGCGCTCTCGAAGACAACTTCAGGAAGCCATCCCTTGTGCAACTGGCAAGGCTGCCATTTGTCGAACACAGGGCCGCCGCCGAAATGGCCGCCCATGCTGTCCGGGGTGGCGAGACCGCCCGACTAAGAGCCGCATCGGCTAAAGCGGCCCCAGACCTTGTCAAAACCGGCAGCGACAGGAAGATGGTACAGACGAGCCTCGCCGAGCGAAACAGAACTACAGCCGCAGGCCAAGCCATGCGGAACGCGCTAACCCGCGTCAGTCCCGTAGCAGGAGCAGGACTCAATGCCACCCGTTAACGACCTTTCTGGCCGAGTAGGGAGCGGGGGGCTCCTGAAAGGCCACCCACTTCTTGCCCCCTTGATACCCATACACCCAGACTGGTCGGAGATAGCGACCGTGGCAGCGTTGTTTGTGCTGCGGTACGCCTGGAAGTTGATAGTGTGGGCGATCGCACCGGGCTTGGGCCGGATCATAGCCGGTCAGATCAGGAAGACCATGCAGCCCGAGTTTGACTCCATCCGTGAACGACTAACCGCCCTCGAGCGCCGAGCTCTACTCTCCCCCGATGTCACCGAAACTTAAAACCGCCCTCCAGTGGGTAGGGGGCTTGGGCCTTGTCGCCTTTGGCCTCTACCTCCTCTACCTGGACGCCGAGACCACCGAGGCCGGCAAGGTATCCCTCCACACGATCAATGTCGCCGTGTCGCTAGGGCTAGCCTTCGCCGGGGGCTTCATCATTGACCCCAGCTGGGCCGTCAACCTCGCAACCACCCTGGGTGGTCTGGCCGGCAAGTTTATTAAGGGTGAGCACGAGGGGTAGTCCGCTGTAGGGGGAATAGATAGCTGGTGTGTGGGCAGGGCCGCTTCCTTCGGGAGGCGGCTTTTGTCGTTCCCCGAATATCCGGTCCCAGTTCTCAGCGAACGACGCCAGCGAAACGAGCGTCGGACGACGGGCGGAGCCTTTACCGTTCATCAGTCCTTATAACGCCGTCATAGCTCATGCGCCCACCGCCTTGAGAGCGGCGCGGCACACGGCCAAGGGAGCCGTGTCGGCGTATTCGACTAGCGGATGGAGAAGAAAGTCCGCGAACCACCCGTTGTGTGGATTCCTATTGTGCCCAAACAGAAATGGACACCCGTCTTTCCGTAGTTTCTCCACAACCAGCCACGCGTCGGCGATGTCGGTGCTGTAGTGGGGCGGTTCGGAGTAGGTATCCGTAACGCCCGGCGGGAACCCGAATGTCTTCATTGTCGCATTGGGACCTTCGCGATCGACCCACCAATCAGTCCAGCCCATGACCTTCTCAGCGACGAGCGCGTCGAGCGATCGACCAGCGGGCATCGTCTCGTCGGCTTCTGGCGTGTTAGTTTGGCTGTTCATTCCTTTCCCCATTGTTCGGCCATTGCGGCCGCGATATTGGCGTCAGTCCGGCTCCGGTTCTTCCACCTGTCTGGCCCAGGCGATTCGTGATGCACGCGAGGGCGCCGGCCTTCAACGACGTTCGTCGGCACTAGCTTCGACAGGTTCTTGAGCCAGAGGCAGGTCGCCTTCGTCTCTGGCGTCCCGAACATCCACGGTTGGATGATCTGGTCCGGCTTCCTGATCTTTGTCGAGATCACACTAATCGGGTTCTCGATCGCGATGCGAGGTATGGGCGCCTTCATCAGCCTCCACACGAAATCAAGGGCTTGGTGTTGTTCGTCCTTCCGGTCCTTGAACCACCGCGCCCCGCTTACCGCGAGATACGTACATGGCGGGTGGGCAATCATGAGATCCCAGCCTGTTTCGAGATGCTCAAGAACGTCGCCCCTAAGGTGCCACCCCCTTTTACGCTCTGACGGAAGTAGATCGCACGACCAAGCCTCGTGACCCTTGGCCGCGAACGCATCGCGGACGATACCGGAGAACTCACAAGCGACAAGGACTCGCATTACTCGCCCGAACCTCCGTTCCCAGCAGTAATATCCGCTCCCTTATGACCGTCATTATTGTCGAGTGTGAACTTGAACAGGCTACCGCTCGGTACATGAAACACGACAACGCCCTCCGGCTTCATGAAACCCGGCGCTGCAACGCTACCGCCATCGACCAAAGCATCGACGCACCGCTGAATCGCCGCCGTATCGAAGACGCCGCGATAGAGCGTCGGCACAACATGACAACAAGCAGGCCGAGCATCTGCCTCGTCGGACCACCGACTGACGTTGAACAGGCTGAACCGCTTCTCGCCGGATGCACCAAGGCCATAACGCCGCTGGATGCCCGCGCCCCACCACTCTCCAAAGTGTCGGCCGACGCCGAGTGTGCGAAGTTCATCAATATGTTCGGCCACCCAACCCGGAAACCCGAAATGGTCCTTAGGGTCGAAGACATAACGGTTGCGTGAACCTGCGATCACACGACCGTCTTCCAAGACCGTCACCGACGCGTTAGTACCGTCGATCTTCTCGGTGATGATGATTTGACGCGACAGACGGGTGATCGAAGCGAACCCCTCAAACGGTGGCAACCCTGCCGTCAGATCAGCAAATGTCGTCATTCCTCCCCCTCCCGTTGCTCGGCGTCTCGTCAGGCGTCGGCTCGCTCTGGTGGCCTCCGGGACACCCGTCGCCCACGTAGTGCGTTCGGCCGACATCATCATTCGGCCTCATAGCCCACGCTCCAAGAGTTCGATACACATATTCAGCGCCGCGTTCCAGCCCTGCGACCAAAGTTCGTTAGAGCCTAGTGGAAACGCATCGCCGGGATAGCGATACTTCCGCCACTCATCGCACTGACGCTTGATTGCGTCGCGCATGCGACGTTCAATCTCGTCATAGGTGCCAGAAGACCTTCTTGTGTCCCGTATCGCCTCCGCCAATATCCCCACTTTCGGCTTCTTCGCTTCGTCCTCTAGCCGCTCGCATTCGGCCATAGCGTCTTGGATAGCGTCCTGTAACCACTCCCCGATAAGTGTGATCTGACGCCTACCACCAGGACCGTTCCAGTAAATGAGCTTGTCGCGGGTACTAACCCCGACCTCGTGTTCGTCCATCCACTTGCCACGTGTTGCCCAGTCAGTCATGTCTGCACCTCCACGATGTATTCGTCGCCCCTTAGGCCAAAGCTCGCCGCGACCGCGTTACGGGCTCGCATCTCTTGCGGTTCGCCCAGAATCGGCTGGCCGTCGTCCGACATGCCAAGCAGCGGCCTGCACTCGGGGTTCACCCGTAGCCAGTAGTCCTTGAAGCTCCCGTCCGGCTCGGGTGTCGAGTTGACGAGTTTGACCATCACGAGCGGTTCATCCTCACCCATGGGCGCCCGGTAGAGCGTACCGTAGTCGCTCGCATCCAGGACTTCGGCCTTGATGTCGAGCAGGTACCGGCCAGCCCCGTAGCGCTCGAGCATTACACGCCGCACTTCCATGTTCTCTTCCTTCGTGATCTTCTCGGCCGTGATCTGCTCCGGATTATCGATGATCCAGGGCTCAACCCGAACGCCATGGACCGCGTAGATGCCCCACCCGTCGCGGTAGCGGATGGCGGGACCGGCCTCGGAATGCAACCGCCCACGCTCGTCCCGCTCTAGCCGTTCCGGCCGATCCGTCAGGATAACAGCGCCCTTAAATGGCCACCACCATCCAGCCGAGTGAGCAACCAGCGCCAGTCCTTCGACCCTTTCGAGGTTGGGCACACCCGCACGCCGGAACGTATCGACCCAAGCAAGCCAGCCGCTCTCGTGCTGGCCGTAGACAGCGCGAGAGGCCTGATCCCTGACCTGACCCCCGACCTGATCCCTGACCTGAGCCCAGACCTGATCCCTGACCTGAGCCCCGACCTGATCCCTGACCTGAGCCCTGACCTGAGCCCAGACCTGAGCCCCGACCTGAGCCCCGACCTGATCCCTGACCTGAGCCCTGACCTGAGCCCAGACCTGAGCCCAGACCTGAGCCCCGACCTGAGCCCCGACCTGATCCCAGACCTGATCCCTGACCTGATCCCAGACCTGAGCCCAGACCTGATCCCTGACCTGAGCCCCGACCTGAGCCCAGACCTGAGCCCAGACCTGATCCCCGACCTGAGCCCAGACCTGACGCCCGACCTGATCCCTGACCTGAGCCCAGACCTGACGCCCGACCTGAGCCCAGACCTGAGCCCAGACCTGATCCCTGACCTGAGCCCCGACCTGAGCCCTGACCTGATCCCCGACCTGAGCCCAGACCTGATCCCTGACCTGAGCCCCGACCTGAGTTTTGCCGGTCGCAGATAGTAACGCCGCGCCCAAGCAACCGGCGAACGGAGAGTCTAGCCAGATAACAATCTCCGGCCTAGCTAGACCAGCCGCCTCGTAGGCGAGCATAGCACCGCGTTCCGCCTCAGCCCGGTCGGCTGGCGCCGTAAACAAGCCCACGGCCAACCACTCATCCCGGATAGCCGGTAGCGCCGCCTCGATCTCAGGCGGCAATTTCTCTATCTTCTTAGTCGGCGACATTCCGGATCTCGGCCGGCGTGTACTGGCGCTGGATGATGACCCGACCGACACCCGGCGTCACCGCAATCGACCCATGCTCCTGGTGGGTGAGCATTGAGAGCGCGTCCACTTTGAGGTAAAGCTCGCCGGGTGCTGCCTCGAGCAGCGCAACGTTCCCGTCGTCCTCGAACGAGTGGTGATGCCCGGTGACTTCGCCGCGTGCCAGAATCACACGTCCGTTCTCTGCCTTTTGTGCGACCGCGTGGGACGGCGCCTTCTTGACCGGCACAATGAGTACATCGCCCTGCCTGTACATGTCCATTTTGCTACTCCTTTAGGATGGTGGTACGGTGGGAGTGCATTCGCTTCGTGATTATTTTTCGTACTCCGATAGCTCTTCGATGTCGTCAGGTTCGCCCGTTCGATGCAGGTATTCAAGTCCGCCGTCAACCGCAACCGCGCCGCAGTAGCACTCGACGTAGTCGTGTACCGCTCGCGACTCAACGGTGTCGTCGCACCTCCGGCAGCGCGCCCGGTTGGCCTTGAGTTTCTGGCTTTTTACCCCCGCTAGCGGAACATACGGTTGTGGCTTCGGGTCGTCCGGCTCGAGGCCAGCGAGTACCGCTATCCTGCGCTTCTCGGCATCCAGAAACTCGACCCTTTTCTCAAGCTGGGCCTTCTGGTGTCTGAGTGTCGTAATCATCTCTTGGCAATCGTACAGCTGGTCCCTCAAACTATCGCACTGCTGGGCGTAGTACATGACCTTGTCTTCTTTCTGGGTGGGCATTTTTATCCCCCCATCTGCAAACT